AAATCATATCAAGCAACGTTTTCCCAAGCATCACAGAACTGTGTATCGTTTATAGCTCAACCAAGAGAGTGGTGGGATTATTTATCTAGAGATAGAAATATAACATCCATCTATAACGAAGAAGATATTTTTATCATCTATACATCGTTTGTTTATAGTAAGGCCATATTCAACGATCTGATTAATATTATAGATAAACCAAACGTATTTTTTGTATCACCTGATACTAATATTAAGGAGTTTAATCCATATAAACTAGCAACAAATATTAGATTAATATACCATCCAGAGTTTAAAGGTGGGAACGCAACTAATATTTCATCCAAGTGTATTAGTTGGTTAATCCAAAATGGAGATAGATTTAACTGGGATAAAGACAAAATAAACCAATGGTTTATTGACGAATCTAAAGACTTACCTCACCCATATGCTAGTCGAAAGTTTACCAATAAAAAGGTTGGAGACGAAGTAATCCTTTCGTATATTACGAATAATCCAAATAAATCACTTAAGCAAGTGGTAGGGATTTTAAATAGTGAAGGTATAGCATGTGGTACAAACCGCATCAACAAATTATACAATACGCACTTTAATTAAAGAGTACATATGTATACCAAAATAACGAACGCACCTTCCGGGCAATAGTTATGTTTTAATTTAACCGGTGATCTTAGGACACCACAAAACAAATGATATGAGTACATTAAACTTGTTCGAAAGAACACCATTCGATTTATTAGTTAGAAACTTTCTAACAACAGAGGCAAACTACAGACCCGTAGAACAAAACCTCAAACTAGCACACCCATTAGACGTTTATCAAGATACATTTGGTCTCACTTTTGAGATTGCATGTACCGGCATTGATAAAAGTGACCTTGAAATTCTTATTGAAGGTCAAACACTAAGAGTAAATTACGATAAGAAAATTTCTCCTGAACAGGATGAATTAGATGAACAAAAGAAGAAGGATTATATCTATAGAGGTATAGCTAAACGTTCCTTTAACTTAGGTTGGAAAATCGATCCAAAATTTGATTTAACAAAAGCAACCCCATCTTTCGAAAACGGACTTTTAGAAATTAAAATCCCTTATTTACAAGGTAAAGGCGTAAAAACGTTAACAATTAAGTAAAAATCTGCTCGGAAGGGGTTGGTTATTGCAAATTTTATTCGTATATTGACGTCAAATATAAAAAGTTATGGCAAATCCAAATTTTAAAGGACGTCCCAAAGGGACAAACAAAGTTACTATTACTGATCCAAGTCTAGGTAAATATTACATTACCCAAGATGAGTGGTCTTACAATCTAGTTCGTAAAAACGCTAATAGTGAGACAACATTAGGTTATTATAGAAACTTACAAGAAACATTAAAGTCAGCATCAAAGTATTTGGCTTTAGATGGACAAGAAATTACATTAGACAATTATATTAACCAATTAAACAGTAAATTAGATGAGTTCAGCAAAAGCTTTAACTAACGTTGTAGCAGTTTTCGACGCTATTATAGTTAGACCTCTAGAAGAGGAAGAAACAACATTCGGTTCTATTATAGTACCGGATATGGGTAAAGAAAAACACATAACAGGAGATGTTATTTCAGTAGGACCTGGAAGAATGTCAGTTATGGGTAATCTAATCCCAACAGTTATTAAAGTAGGTGATAGAGTTATTTTACCACAAGTAGGTGTAACCAAAATAGATTCAATCGAAGGTGAGTTATTAGCTTGCGATGAAGGAAAAGTTTTAGCAATCTTAAAATCAAACGATGAGTAAACAAGTAAAACTAGGAACCGAAGCTAGAAAACAGTTAGTACAAGGTATTGACATACTAGCAGACGCAGTAGTAACAACATTAGGACCACATGGTAGAAACGTAGTTATAGCAGGACCTGAATCACCACAATCTACAAAGGATGGTGTTACAGTAGCAAAATCTATTACACTTAAAGATCCAATCCAAGAACTAGGAGTTCAGTTAGTGAAACAAGCAGCTGAACGTACAGCAGACAAAGCAGGTGATGGTACAACCACATCTACTTTACTTGCTCGTGAGATGGTTAAAGATGGATTAACAGCATTAAATAATAACGAAAACGCGGTACAAATCAAACGCGATATCGATTTAGCAGTTAAGGATGTAGTAGAATCACTTCGTTATAAAGTTAGCCAAGATATTTCAGCTGAAGGTCAGTTAGAACAAGTAGCAACAGTATCTGCTAATAACGATTCTGAAACTGGAAAGTTAATCGCTACATCGATTGAAAAAGTAGGATTAGAAGGAGTAGTACATATTGAAGAATCTCGTACTGGAGAAACATATCTTGAAACAGTAGAAGGTTTACAGTTCGATAAAGGATATAAATCACCTTATTTCGTTACTGATAACAATACTATGTCAACTGTTTTAGATAATCCATTTATTCTAATAGTTGATGGTAAACTAACAACAGTTAAAGATTTATTACCTATTTTAGAGGGAGTATCAGCTCAATCACGTTCACTATTAATCATCGCAGATGATATTGAACAAGAAGCGTTAGCTACACTAATAGTTAACAAGATGAGAGGTATTATCAACGTTTGTGCAGTACAAGCACCAGATTTTGGAGATCGACGTAAGTTAGTATTAGAAGATATTGCTATCACAACAGGTGGTACAGTATTTAGTAAAGATAAGGGTATGAAGTGGGATCGTTTTGATACAAAATGGTTTGGTTCATCTCGTACAGCTACTATTTCAAAAGAAGAAACTACGATTGTTGACGGTCAAGGTGATGCTGATACTATTAAGTTACGTATTGAAGAGTTACAAGCACAAATCGACAAAGCAACAACACCATACGAGATTGAAAAACTACAAGATCGTTTAGCTAAGTTTGTAGGTGGGGTAGCGATTATCCACGTAGGTGGTAATACTGAAACCGAGATGCGTGAAAGAAAAGATAGAGTTGATGATGCACTACACGCAACCAAAGCTGCTATCGAGGAAGGTATTGTACCTGGTGGTGGTAGAGCATTACTAGAAGCTAAATCAGCTATTACAAACCTAGACACAACAGGTGGTAAAATCGTTGCTCAGGCATGTATGAAACCATTTATTCAAATCCTACAAAACGCAGGTATTGAACAAACGGATGCTCATATTATCGCAAACGAAGTTGAGAAAGGTGATTTATCTAAATCATATGATTTAAAAACAAACACTATTATCGATTTCTATGAAGCAGGTATTATTGATCCAACTAAGGTAACACGTACTGCACTTCAAAACGCATCATCAATAGCAGGTACTATTCTATTAACAGAAGCAGTAGTAGTTGATGAGGAATCAGATGATAAGTCAGCAGGAGTTGACCCAACACAGTTTATGTAATGGTACAAACAGAGATAAATACACAATATGATTTAATAGCCGAACGCGTAAAACCTGGTGACAGGTGGCGTTTGGTGAACGATCCAAAGATTCACAAAACATTAACAGATACTTTAGAGGCATGGTTTAGTGTAAATCAAGAACAAGTTTCATTTAGGCTTGACCCCCTAGATTCTAAGTTGTATGTTATACGTGAAGAACAAGTAGAAATCAAACCTGAACCAATCAAAACATTCAGTTTATATGGCGAACTCAGTCAGACTAACGAGCAATAATAAACATACGTTACTAAACGAACGTTACCGTCCTACAACTTTGGACGGTTACGTTGGTAACGAACAACTTAAAACAACAATAGCTAAATATCTAGAACAAAACGATATTCAGAACTATTTATTTCACGGTCAAGCAGGAACGGGTAAAACTACCTTAGCTAAAATCGTGATTAATAATCTGGATTGTGAGTCACTTTATATAAACGCAAGTGATGAAAGAGGTATTGAAACTATTAGAGATAAAGTTGTTGGTTTTGCTAGTGTAGCAAGTTTTAAACCACTAAAGGTTGTAATACTTGATGAAGCTGATTTTTTAACTATTCAAGCACAAGCATCGTTAAGAAACGTAATCGAAACATATTCTAAATCAACACGTTTCATATTAACTTGTAACTTTATAGAACGTATTATTGATCCACTTCAATCAAGGTGTCAAACGTTTAAAATACAAGCACCAACTAAATCTGATGTAGCTAAACACTTAGTTAATATCTTGGAGACAGAGAAAACCAACTTCGATTTAGAACAAATCAAATCGTTAGTTAATCAATACTACCCAGATATTCGCAAGATGCTTAATACAATACAAGCATCTACCGTAGATAATACGTTGAGTCTAGATAAATCAACGTTGTCATCAACTTCATATATGAGTGATGTATTAAAAGAGTTAACACTAGATAAACCCAACTATACCACTATTAGGCAAACAATAGCAGATGCTGATGTTAATGATTTTGATGGCTTGTATCGTTTCTTGTACGACAACTCAGATCAGTATTTACCTAACAAACAAGGTACAGTTGCTATGCTTATAAATGAACATCAATATCAATCAAACTTTCGTATTGATAAAGAAATCAATACCATGTCTTTAATCCAAAACCTAATAAATAATAAATAAACAACGTTATGAGTCAACAACAACCACAAGGTCCCCCAATCGATTTAAAAAACACTTCTGCTGTTGAAAACAGTGAAGGTAAATCTGTATTCCTACAAGGAGTTATTCTACGTAAAGTATCTAAGTTCGTAGCAGGTACAGATTCAGATGCACTTATGCCTATTCCAGTATTTTATGATGGAGCAACGGGTAAACTAGTAGAAGATTCAGTACCAACCGATTTAAGAGAAGAGTATAAGGATGAGTTACTGTAAAACAGTATTTGATTGGGGTAAACACATAAACCAACATAAAACTGCGGCTGATAAGTTTTCAACCGCAGATTGGGATATGTTTAACGCTTACGTAATACATAGATTGATTAGTATGAACCCTAATCATCTGATTGTAGCAAACGAAGCACAAAAGTTCCACCCAACCGAAAAACGTAAAATATATGAGTTTTACAAAGAGTTTATTCCCAAAAACAATAAGTGGAGTAAATATGTAAAATCTAAAACTAAAAAGGTTAACTCCGATTTACTATTAGAACTATCCTCATATTATCAGTGCTCACAAAAAGAAGCAACAGAATATCGATCTTTGTTGGCTAAGCCAGATATT